ACACCAAAATGATACTACTCCAGATAAGAAAGAATGTGTTTTTTTCTAGTCCCAGAAGGTCTTAGGGAGTTCGAGTTTTCTTCCCATATTTTTGGATCTACATCCAGCATTGTAATTGCAAATGAGAGAGTCATGTGACCTTGCTGATCCTCTCCTGGCCTCTCTTCCGAAGCAGAGGAAAAGACATCTGATCGTTCCCCCTATGAGGGACATTTTGTCGTCTAGGTAAAGCCCCTTAACATCGTGACGAGTCTTTCCAGGAGTGATCTTGACTTTCCTGTCTGAGTACTGAATGTTCCCTCCAGCCTTCATGAATTGTTCCCCCCATAGGTAGTAAGAAGGGTCTTCTGTCCATATAGACAAAACAAATAAAGCAGAAACATAAAAACAGAGTATTTTCTTAGCCTCTCCATCACTACACCATCTCGGTGTTTCTGGGTAGTGACTCCAGTTCAGATGTTTATTTGAGGCAAGTGCGAAAATTACCGATAGCCAACTCGCGTCTCTATCTTGATGCTTTCTCATGTCTCCTGCGAGTTTCATTGAATGACCCGACTCCACTCCGTAGTAAGTCATCACACTGATAAGCTCCTCTAGTCCATCAGGCAAGATGCGAGCAGGCACGCCAGATAACAAGTCTTTCTCTCTTGCGATTTTGAGACCTCTTTTGAACTCCTCGAGCGGGCTTTTGAAACAAAAACAAATTTGTCTCAACTCTCTCCTGATTTTTTGAAAATCCTCTGTCCTATAATTGAGGGTTCGACTTGGATCGAATTCCAACAGCAAGTAAATCTCGCTGCTCCCCGATGAGGTAAATTCCGTGACACAAAAGTTTATCTTCTTGAATATGCTGAGTTTGGACATCAGGAATGATTTTCTCTCATCGACTCTGTCATAATATGTTTTGTATATAACTGTAGTCCTTTTGTTCCACCTAGAAAGGAAGGAGATCAAATTATCTTCTATTTTTCTTGCCATCTCAACTTCCCGAAACTCTGCATCAATAACTATCAGGTTGATATCTAGCTCTGACTTGTAGATGATGCTATCGAAATACCTCCATGTCGAGCTGTAGCATAAGTTACTAGGGTGCTCCCAGCAGGTCAAATGATTGACACATCTATCAGCCTCTCCGCCTAGTTCCAACACTGCAGATGGAGGTCCGGGTTTCATACCTCGCAGGGGGGTGGTTGATAAATCTAGCAAGCTATTAAATATTCCTCGAGATGTCTTGCTTAACCGGAGTAGGCAGCTCGTCATCCCGCCTGACCCATCCCCCAAGCACATGAAATCCTGGAAATCGATTCCCTGAGTCTTTATCAGGCTTCTCAGCTTGTAGTGAGCTCCTGTAGACAGTTGAACAAGCCGTAGGGATGATATCAGCGGATTTTGTATCTTTGGAGCTGGTGGGTCATCTTCCTCCTCTGATTGAGATTCTGGTGACAATAGGAGATCCTCTAGATCTCGCTTCAGCACATACCCGTATGCTTCCTCCCCCTCAAAATCATATGGTGACTCCAGTAGAACTTGATCAGGTTCTTCTTTCATGCAATGTCTGATCTCTGACTCTGTTCGATAAATGTTGAGACTGTTCAAAACAATTCCCAGCATGGGGTGTAGGTCTGTCCCTGTCTTCTCCATCAAGCTTACATACATCTTCTGTATTTGCCTCATCCAATCTGTTTCAGTCTTTTTATGAATCCGCAGAGTCTTCAAATTCATCAGAGATCCAATGACAAGGGACCCTATTATGCGTCCGTCTTGTATGTCTGAGAATATCCAGATATTGCGGAACAGCTTCTTATCCGACTCATGAGAAGATGGATCATTGATGAGCCTCTCAATTATCTTCAGACATTTTGTTCTGAACATATAGCCTAGTTCTACGCTGTTGGGGGGATATGAGGCTATTGGTTTGTGAGGAAGTCGAATCAAGTATTTCAGAATTGTGCTACCACTCAAGAAGTGAATGAATTTCTCTGATTTCGCCAATTCATTGATGACCCAGGATGAGGACCCCATCAGAGCTTGGTCTATCCTTTTCCCCTTTATCACATTGCGTCTCAACAATATTGATAGTCCCGCCGCTATCATGACACCGTGACATATTCCTTTGAGATAATCAGGCGGATCCAACTTGTTCCTAATTGATAGGGGATAAAGCGAGCTCTCTTCCACTGAGTTGACCTTGTTGAGGATTCTGTCTCCATATAAATAACCCATTATCTTGCCTACGTAATATGACTTCTTTTGTATTTTTATGCATGTCCAATCTTCTGAAATCAAGTTGACATCTCTAGACCTTTCTGTTATGGTGTCTTTGATCCTTGGTACCCACTTTTCTAGGAAGTGATGAACATCTCTGAAGCAAAACTCGAAATCACTCTCTAGGAAGATTTCAGGGATTTCGCGGAGGCAATCCTGACATTTAAGATGCGCATGCCATATCCCGGGCTCGGCAGATTTGCTGTTAAGAAAGAGCTTTGCTTGTGAATAAATGAACAAGGACTGGTACATGAAGTCATAATTTCTCTCATTGATAGATCCCAAAGTATCAGAAGTCATGACTACCCACGACGGATTTTCAGGGCTTGACGCACAGAACCCTCCTGAGCTGACTCTGGAGCAACCGAAGCGATGCAAAGCAGACCCTGTCCTTTGATACCCGTGGAGATCTTGATCCCAATTCTCTCCAGTCAGCGCTTGCAGATTGTTTAAAATAGACTTGCTCACATTTCCATCAGGCCTGACAAACCAAGAAATGCAATTTCGGAGTTTTTCTGCTTTCCTTATTAGGGGGACAGATGTCTCTTTTTCCCACGGAGTTAATATGCTTGTTCCTTCCGATGTCGTTGAGCCCAAATAGGGTTCAAACGGTCCCCTAACCGTTTTCTTTTGTGGGATCCCTTCGGGACATAATAGGGTTAGATAAGTTGTCCCCGCATTCCCCTGACAGTTTTGGCATTCGTCGGACCTCCTGGGGCTCTCTAATAATTCAGAGGGATGTGGGATTGTCATCCCTATCACCTCATCTCCCCATGATCTTCTTCTGAGTTCATCTGCCAAGGTCGAGCTGCAGGCCCATAAGCTTCGATGGGACCTCTCTGCTCGCCTGACTAGGTCTGAGGTTGAACGAAGAATATCTTCCTCGAAATTCTGAACTATTCTACTCAGATTGCCTTTGTAGTCTACTCTACAAATATTCCTGATAGACTTCGAGTTTGCAAATAGTCCTATCAGACTCTTGACGAGCCCATGGAATGAAGCACCGTAACACTCGCTCAAGAATTTTGGGAATAACGGCTTGATAGACAAGAGCCACTTTATAAATCTAGTCTCTTCTTCTGCATGAAACCTAAGACTCAGTTTCATTATGTTGTTTTTTATGTTGTGTGAACTCCTTAGTAGAGAAGACTTCACCTCATTCTTCAATACCCCCTGAATGCTGGGGACTTTTTTGTAGTTCAGAGATGTGGGATCCTCTAACAATTTTTCTAGGTCCTTTGTCTCTCTTCTTTTCAACTCTGGGTTTCCGATTTCGGCTGCTAGTCTTTTCAACCCTCTACTCTCTGTCCTTTCTCCCAAAATTCTCCAAAAGCTTAGTCCTTCGGTAATGGGGTCGGGAAACATTCGGATCAAAAATCTCCCCAGGTTTGTCCCGCATCTGCCTCCTAAAGACGGGTCCAGGTAGATTAATATCGCTCTCCCCAAGTTATTTTCGAAGGAGTTCTTATAGCTTTCTGACTTGTCGTCCATTCCTCTCCCCAGAGCAGGGTTGAACTGCTTGATCAAATTTAGGCCTAAATTACAAAAGAACAAGTGGTTTTTGACACTGTTCAAAGGAGATGGCGAGAAATGAGCGGTAGTCAGTGCGTTGGTCGTGGCTGAAGACAGAACACTGCCGAGACTAGGGAGTTGGTCATTTGTCACGCAGTTGACTCTAGACCATCTTTTGATAGAAAGGCCTTTCATCTGAGATCGTATGATGGGGACCTTTCCATATATCAAGAAATCTGTGGATTTGACAGTCTCATCATCGTTTATGATAAGCCCTAGCTTGTTGGTACCGTCGACTATGGCCTTCATCAATATGTCGTTGTTCCGCCTGATCTCCATCAAACACTCTGACAGCTCTCCTTCTGTCCTACACTTCCTCGTCTTGAAGTGGGTGGTCACAATCTGGTTGTCTCCTTGAGCCAAGACTTTGACCAAGGTATTCCTCTTTCTCGACTCTCTTTCCACTACCAAAAAGCTGACTGTGGTCCACCCTTTCTGCCTCAGCCCTTCCAACCCCCCCGCTTGACCCTCCCAGAAGAAGCAATTCTTCCCTGTATTATCAACAATTTTGTTCCCCCTCCTTTCAAGGACGTCAGATCTTCCTGCATAGTAAATCCATGATCTTTGAAATACTTCATGAGTTCTCGATATTAAATTGTTGTATCCCAAGAACTGATCCATGACCCTAAATATGCTCTTGTTTGATTCATCCCTTTGATGGTTGTTCCATTTCTCATAATCTATATGATCAGCAATGGTGATATACTCATAATCATTTCTCCCTTGCCCCTGCGCATTGCTTAGCATTTTCTTGATGACACCCAACAGATCATCAGCCATAGTGAGCCCACTGAAATAAGGTACAAAAAATCGTTTGATCAGGTACTCAGTGGATACAAAATAGTCTCTTAGATCCCAGGTGAGTAGAGCGAAGTACCTGCCTATTATTTTCAGTTCTCGCTCTTTTCCTTTAAGTCCAATTATCAGAGAGTTCTCAGCAAATCCATATTTGTCAATCTGATCGAAGAATGCTTTCCAGTCTCTCTCAGGGGTTTCCAGCATGGTTTTCAGGACCTTCTTTGTTCTAATAGGTCCACGCCTCTCCTTCGCTAGATAGTCCAATACTTCTTCTCTGGTCCCGGAGTGAGATTTGTCAGAATATATTTGAGCTGGATCCAACAACTCGGGAATTTCAAAGCATTGAGTTAAAGGGAGCCTGTGCCAATTGTCTCCAAATCGATCAATTACGGTTTGATTTGGCCACGTGTTTTCCTCAACGAACTGATAGAGAAGGTTTTTCTTATCCATTTTGCTTGCATCCACATACCATTTTTTGTCCTCAGAAAACTTGCTCTTTAGTATTTTGAATGCCAAATCTGAGGCTAGACATTCTACATATTCGGTGTCTATTTGTTTTTCTAATCTGACTTGCTCCTTGAGCTTTTTTAATCCTTCTTCATAGTGAATAAATGGGTGGCCCCAGTGTCTGAAGGACGAAAATGTGTCTAGTAAGGTTTCGAATTGGTCTTGTCTGAAGATGAAGTCCTTGAGGTCACTCCCAAGATGATGAGCGTTTGAATCAAAGAGCATGCACTTCTCTGTGACATGATTCTTGAAGTCATCGAAGGGGGGGAAGAGGGGTTTGAGACTATCTGATAGTTCTTGCAAACGAGAAACACTCAGGGGTTCAATCATCTTGATCAGGTCATAACCATCTGTCCCCATCTGGGAAATGATTTTGTCCCCTAATTTGTATAAAGACTTGAGAGTTGAGAGTCTGTGCTCCATCTCTTTCCCTCCGTCAATCAGTATTGATATCCAACTCTGACACCGGGCCAACAATGTATCTTTGTACATCATCAGCTGATTTTTGTTCATCAAGAGATGTTGGTCGAGGAACAAGACAAATTCACTCCATAAGACCATGACCCCAACAGTCTCGCTCTTGATTACCCATGTAGGGGCTGACTTTACATCATGTCCGGAAGGACTTGACAAAGTCTTGGCAGATAGGATGTCAGGGTTCCACTTCAGTGCATCTCTTCCCTCCTCTTCAGATCGAGAGTTCATAGCCAGTACTAGAGCGTGATACAACAGGAAAATTCCACCATGGCAGACAAAAAACTGCTCTCGTTTGAACTCACTCACATCAGGATAAAGCATTGCATCTTGCAAGTAAGTCTCTCCGATACTTTTTAGCTCCAATGATTGTTTCAGGGAGTCCTCCACCATGCTGATGTACATTTGGGCTGACTTGTGCTCTGATATCTGAGCATTGAATGCAAAGGAAAACCCATGAGCTTTTTGGACAGTCAACAGCTCACTTTGATTATCCTGAATTATTTTCCTTCGGCTGTCTTCTGTTATTGCCCCGAGTTGAATCAATTGATTGAGGTCACTTTCTAGCCGACTTTCCTCTCTTTTGTTCAAAGCAATCAAGCTCCTGTTTTCACCCCTAAGATCTTTCAATATCATCAAAAAGTCAAGTCTAGAATCATTGAGAATCGGAGAATTCAAATTGTAGTCTTGGTTGAACAAGAGTTGCTTATTATCTTGACGATCGTCAAGAGAAGAGGCTTCAGGATCAGATGACAAAAAGTCTTGATCGTACAAATCGAAGGTCTCGAATTGATCCATGTTTTTTTCTAGGTGTGTTGTCACCCGTACAGAGTGACGATTGCCCATTTCCCTTCATTGATCATCTCGTATCTCATATCTATCTGAGACTTCTTTAATCCCATCACGTTGTAAAGCAGATTGGCGATGACAAACAAGTCCCTCCCTGGTCTATATACAATGAACCGTCTAGATGTTTTCAGTCTTCTGGGGATGATCAGCACGGGCAACCCTGGTGGCCAAGTAAGGGTGAGTGCTATCGTACCCCCCTCTTCACGCTTTATATAAAAGTCGAAGGAATCGGGAAAGAGACTCACCAGTCTCTCTCCAAACCTTTGATAGAGGGAGAATTCATCTCTATTTTCTTGAGTCTTTCTGATCTTGATCATTTTTTTCGCAGTTTCAACCTCCTCTTTTTGACCCGTTTGAGCTTCTTGACACCTTTCCCTGCAAATTCTGACACAAATGTGAGAGCACGAAAAACTTGGCCTAGGACGCGTGCCAGGAAACTCAGCACTTTTATGATTGCTATGACTATCAGAATCCAAAAGATCACTGCGACGGATTTTTTGAAATCTTCCCAACCTTTTTCAAGAAACTTGAGACCGTCCAATCCAAAGTTTTTTTCTAGGCTCTTTTCCATCGGTGTTATGTGAATATGGTCCGTCTTCCCCTTGGTCTTGTCGGAGATCTCTCGTCTATCTCCTCATAGATATTGGGTGTTGCCCGAAACCTGACCATCTCTTTCTCCTTTTCCTCTTTTCCTGCCTCACTTTTCTTCCCTCTCTTCCTACTAATCAGTCTCTTCACTGCCAAGATCAACTTCAAGAGCAGAATCAATCCAACTATCAATGTGACTCCAATCAGGGTTCCTTTGATTGCCCCCCATTCTGATTTCAGCTTTTTCCACCAATCCTCTAGGTCATCAATTGGCGTCTTGTTTTTCTTTGAGTCTGTGCTGCTGTCTTGATCGTCTGATTTGGGTTTCGTCTTTTTGGAGTGGATCTCAGGCTGGAAGATGAACGCTTCATCCTCGATTTCTCCACTATCTGAGAACATCTCCTCATACTCTTTTATGAGGGGAGGGTAGTATATGTAAGACACGTTTCTCGTGTCTCTTCTGATTAGGCCGTTAACTCCTATGTAGACCCCGTCGTGCCCTGTTTCCTCCCAGTCTGAAGATTTTATCTCCTTCCCCTTGTGATACCCTATGATTAAAGAGCAGTTTCTTTTGTCTTCACAGACCTGACCCCCTTTCAGCAACTTAGGTGTGACCTGAACTAACCTATATAGGCTGATTGCCTTCTCTAACCTAAATAGCCGATCAGAGTCTTCTGCTCTCACTCGGTATGACCACCAGTTGACTGAGTCTCTGGGATTGATATAACTCAAGTCATCCAATCTTAAGTTTCTGTTTTCTATCAATCGATATCTGGCGGCTTTGCACTTCTCATAACCTGACCTCCTGAGTGCTGCATCCAATAAGGCTTTTTCGTCAGTTTCTTTTCCCACGACTCCTATCCTCGATTCGGTCCCCGTACATCTCTCTAATTTCTCCTCTTCTAAAAATTGCTTGGTCAACCGACTTCTATGTTGTTCTTTAGAAAAGACGTTGATTTCCCACCATTCTCCGTCCTCAAACAGAAGTCCAAGTTCTCCGCAAAATTCCAGTATGCAGCTCTTGCTCACTCTTTTCTCCCCGAACAAGATGCCTTTCAAAATGAGATCATTGGTCCAGGTTGAATTTGGGTCTGACCAATTTCTGGGTATTTCTTCGGGGTGGACCGTCAAGAAAGACTCATCCCAAGTTGTGTCCTGGCAATGACCCAATGCGATTAGCGGATCATCTTGATCTGGAAACCATATCCTGCTAGTATCATCTGTCAAACAAAACTTGTCTCCTGGACTGCAGGAACTGGATTCCAAAAAGATTTCAGATTTGAATTCCAGTGTGAATGGGTCTACGAGTGGAGAGTAGGGGGTTATCATATGATAATCGACTGTCTTTGTTGTTTCGGCGTTCCAGTTGCACTCCTCTAAAGGGTAGTAAGGTCTTACATCTTCTCCCCGCTTGTGGGATTGAATATTTTGTAGACACTTGACTTCATTGGGGGTTATAGTTTTCACAGCCCTGTCGTGGTAAGTCACAAAATACCACATCTCGTTGCATGTCGATGTCCATTGCATACCTTGACAGATATAACCAGGGACGGCTGTCTTGAAGTTGCCAGGCCGAGGTCTTCTCACGATTATTTCTAAATCCACATTCCTCAAGGTTCCAGATTTTCTCAACCTGTCACCTTGATGGCTTGGACACTTGATTTGGGATGGATCAGTCAAGTTGGACCAATCTCTGCTTTCTATCGGGTAATGGATCAAGAATCCTCTCTCGGTCGCGGTCTCAATCGTTCCCTCCTCTCTTCTGTAAGCATCACTGAGCAAATCTTTGGACCAGGTAGATTTGTCTTTCTCTTTTTGTGCCTTCTGCACATACAAAACCTTCTCATTAGAGTCATCGATCGCCCTTTTGATAGAGTAACACTCAAACCCATCTGGCGGTGAACATGAGTAATTTTTGTGCATGTCAATTAAGTTCGAAGAATTCACATAAAGGAACGTTTCTACATTCTTCTCTAATACATCTTTCTTGAATTGCTCGAGGTCCTTGTGATCTATCCTCTTGAGAACATCAGAGATTCTGATCAATCGACCTCCTTCCTCCTTGGTTTGGTTACCCCTGGCGCGGAATGGCTCTCTCATTCGCTTCCTCTTTGAGGAAGTCAGCACCGTCAGTCTTTCTAAACCCTTTTCGATCCTCTCCTTGCATTTGACAACCTGAGGGGATGTGGGGTCTCCTTGTAGACATTGACTCTCTACCCCCTCTGCCCACCGTCTTTTTTCCTTTGCACAGAAGATGAGACATTTTCCCTTTGGTCCAGTGCTTTCTCTAACTGATATGAGATGTTGACATGGGACTTGCTTCATCGAACGTGTGTCACACGTGTTCCGAATTAGAGCAAACTCCATCCCATGTCCGGTATCGAGTTGAACCGCGACGGAAAGAATCAAAATGAAATTCTTGATGGTCTCCATGGTTTTTTTCATGGGTGTTACGGGCTTTTGGTCCCACTTATCTTGTCCTTGCACTTCATAACTTCATCAGATCGAGGATCCCCCGTCAAACACAAATCTCTCTGTTTCCCGTCTCTTCCTTTGATCTTCCTCTTAGATGAACAGAACACCAGACACTTTCCCTTGGGACCAGTCAGGGTCTTGACGGAGTCCATTAGATTGCATGGTATAACTCTCATCATTTTGTCTCCACATGTTCTTTTTATGTATGTGAAGCCTTGTTGATCACTCTCTCTCAGATAAGAGAAGAAGACCATTCCAATGAAGATGCAAGCCAGTCTTCCTTTGGCTCCCATGGTTTTTTTCATGGGTGTTGATTTTAGGGTGAGATGATGAAGATCACATGAAGAGGTTCAACCACAGACCTGCAGAATCTTACTTCCAACCCTATTGGGACGACCTCTAGGTAGAGGTCCAAGTAGAAGTCTATGAGCCCGTTTTCCTCCTTGAACATCTTCGTTATGAAGACTGGGCCATCAACAGTAGATTTTGATAACCAATCTGCCAGGCTCTTCATGATCCAGCTCCCAGTTCTTTGTTATCAATCCAAGAGCTTCAAGGTTGACCAGCCAGACACAAGTTCTGGCGTAAAGATCTCCCACTTTGTCCGGAGGACCCTCACAGGTGTATACTCTCTCTTCCTCCCACTCGTCTTCAATGATGAGACAGTAGGCTTCGAGCAAATCAGTCAGAATCTTCTCTCCAAGGGTTTTCGAGGGGACCATCTTGAGATGGGTGTTGTTGTTTTTTTCATGGTCTACAAGATTCTGATCGGAGTAACCGACTCATCTAAGCTAAGTGACAGGTCTCTCCCATATATCTCCAGAGGAGGGATCTTCCCTCCGGCTGCCGGAGAGTAATAGATGGCCTTGAAGTTCACCGGCTTTCTGACTGAGGGACTAAATTTAACTGAGTATTCTATGCGGGCAGATAGACCTCCCAGATTAATCTTGCAATTCTCTGTGTGGGCCCATGGCATCTCAGAGGGTTCATCTGGATGAGAAAAATCGAAATCAATGACTTCATTGTATCCACTTTGATAAGTGTACTGATCCAGCTCGTTGTCTCTTCTTCCCCCCAGATGAGGGATCAATGCCAGCAGGTGGATCAGGTAAGCACGTTTGTTTGTGTTCATTCCGTGATATTGATCCAACAAAACACTCACTTGATGGGTAACTTCATCCAACGAGTTGAATCCCTTGCTAGAGAAGATTTTCAATGACACAGTCCACAGGCCCTTGATTCTTTTGAACACTGGAGACGCATCCAAGACTTCAGTTGGTTCTGACACTCCAAAATTCCAATCTGTGTCTTCGTTTCCTCCGTACACCCATAAGGATTGGGGGGCAGTGGGGACCACCTCTCCTTGTTTCTTTTTCTTTCCTCCGGTCCACTTTGCGAGTTCCATCCCTTTTCTTTTGAGTCTTTCCATGGATGGGTGTTGTGTTTTTTTTCTAGATTACATTAGGGACCATCTCTTGATATCCCCATAGATCATGATCCGGTTCAGCAATCCTTGCTTCTTCAACCAGAACTTGACTTCCTCCAGTGACTTTGGAGAAAATCCTTCTAATTTGACCTTGTACTCCTTCCCATCCCTCTTTCCCTCCTTTTTGGGAATGAAGAGAAACTCTGCTGTAGACTCGCTCTTCACTTCCCTTTCATTCGGAACTAGAGATTGATCTTCACCAGACCCATCTGCGTCATTTAGAAGCTCAGGAGGAGGTGGAGGGAAATCATATTCGTCAGATGGACGAGAACAGATTCTAGAGTTGAAGTTAAGATGGTGACAATACACTTCCACACTCAATGTCCGATCTTGCCAGTCTGGCTTCCCTATTACTGTGATTCCACTTTCATGACTTATATGATCAAAGATTCTTTTTAAATGATAAAAAGTATCTAGATCTCTTCCCTTCTTGATGTCATCTAGTCTTAGCTTCAGTGGAACTCCACACATAGTCAGAACACTTCCTTGAGGACGATTCTCCGCAGGAGAATCATCAACAGAAGACCCAGAATCCTCGAGAAATTTCTCCAGCCAATCATTCTTTTTCTCGGATGTTTCAACTTTGGGACTGGGAACATCATCTCCAAATTCTTTTTCGAATTCCTCCAATTTGTCTTCAAGAAAACTCATGTCTTCAAAGTTCTCCTTCAAGCCCTTGTCAGAGTAGCCTTTCAGCAGTTCTGAGAGATTTTCCATGATAGGTGTTAGAGTTTTTTTCTAGATTAATATGCTGCATTGAACAAAAAGGATCCAACTGTGTTTGGTCTTGATCCAGACATTTTCTTTGATTCTTCATTGACCCACTCCTTGATCTCGAAGGGGATCTGGAACTCAGAGTCCTTCAGGTATAAGTACCACTCCATGGGCTCCGATCCTTTGGGGAAGCCTAGGCCTTCTGAGATCTCGATGGTCCCTTCTTCCTCTAGCTCCTCATCTGGACTCTTTTCTCCAATCTTCACAAAGGCTTTGCACAGATCAAGGCTCTTGTTAGCAACATATGCCACAATTTCGGCATTCGCAAGCACATTTGCAGTGTTCTGCTCAGTCGAGATTCTTGCATTCTTAGACCTGTCCGACTTCAGTAAAGCGGATATGATGTGTGCAAAAGCATGGAATTGAGGGTTCATTATAGAGGAGTATGGAGACTTAGATGATAAACCCAGATCCATCATGTATGGCATGTAGGAATCTGGTTTGTCAAGCTCTTGGTCAGGTTTCAGCATTCTCACAGCTTCTGATCCAATAGAGCCGCAGAAAACCCAATCCAGTATCTTCTCTGGCTCATAATTGGTCACCTTGACTACATGTGAAAATGACAGGAGGGCGGCACAATCCTTGAATCTGGATGGAAGGGTTCCCATTCTCAGGTCCGCAAATTCTTCGTTCTTGAATCGAGAGAAGAACATGTCAACAGCTCCTACTATCTTGCAATAGGACGGGTTGTTGACCCACCCGCTAGTCGTCCCCTTCCCCTCATTTATGTCGACAGCTTCAGGACTGATAGTTTTGATCACTTCGTTGAGTCTGTTGATCAACGAATCGCGATAAGCTGCATTTTGAGTCCGCCCGATCCTGTAATGAGACAACAGCCAGAAGATTATCCAGTGGTCATCATCTTCTGAGCTTGCCTTGGATGTTTTTGATTGGAGTTTGGGACTCTTGATGACCTTGACCTCTAAGAGATCCAATGGACCAATCTGATCTCCTTTGGACCCAATGTGCACCCCAAATGATTCCCAATCATCATCTAATGGAGCTTTTACCTTCGTCAATGCCAATTGAAGGTACCTGATAGCAATAGGAAGCTTGATTTCCCCCAATTCAATTCCAGTTCTTACAGAGTCTCGAGCCTCTTTCAAGTCATAGTCGGATTGCTCCACCTGGAGGATTGGTTTCCCTCCTCCGTTTTGGAAATGAGTCGATGGATATTGTATGGAGAGGTCATCTCCAGGCAATTTTGGGCTCACTTCTTCTCTTGTTGGACAGAAAAACATGATATCGGTGTTGCCTTTTCCTTAGACGCCGATTTGAGTGT